CCTCTTGCCCAGGCAGCGACGTTAAGCGCGGCAGACCTGCAAGCCCTTGGTCCAGACGAGCTCCAGGACCTCGGGCAGCAACTGGTCGAGTGGCACTCTCGCTGGGATGAAGTGAGGGAGCGGCGATGAGCCAGAGGATCCCTCTTGCCCAGGCAGCGACGTTAAGCGCGGCAGACCTGCAAGCCCTTGGTCCAGACGAGCTCCAGGACCTCGGGCAGCAACTGGTCGAGTGGCACTGGCAGCGGCGCCAAGAGCAGCAACTGCTCTTCTATGAGCCGGTCAGCGCCGAGGCCCGGAAGATCCATCTGAGCACGGCGCCGCAGGTGTGCATCACTGGGGGCAATCGCTCGTCGAAGACGGATACGCAGCTCGTCGAATTGGCCATTCAACTGACCGGGCTGATTCCCCATAGTCTCGAGGCCGACTATCCCCGCGAGAAGATCCGCCCGCCGATTCGCGCCCGCGTGGTCTGCGCCTCCCTGACCTCGACCCTTGAGCCGATTATCAAGCCGAAGCTCCGCTGGGACCAGTGGAATGGACGTGATCCCCGCGGCGGGCCTGGGGGGCATTGGGGCTGGATTCCCCGCGACTTTTTATATAATGGCCGCTGGGACGATTCCTACAGCGACAAATATCGGACGCTGACGCTCACCAATGGCTCGACGGTGCAGTTCATGAGTTATGATCAAGACGTGCAAGATTTCCAAGGGGCGTCCATGCACCTCGTTCTCCATGACGAGGGGCCGCCGCAAGGGATCTACCGGGAAAATTACGTGCGCACGCTCGATGTCGGCGGTCGTCTCATGCTGGCCATGACCCCGCCCGATGACGAATCGGCGGCGTGGGATGCCGCATGGGTGTACGACGATCTGTACAACAAGGGCCTGCCGGGCCCGGCCAAAGAGCCGCACATCGATTCCTTCACCTTGTTCACCGAGGATAATCGCATCCTCGATCGGAGCACGATCGTGTCAATCGGACGGAACCTCACCGCAGCGCAACGGGAAGTCCGCTTCTCTGGTCGACTCTTGCACCTCTCCGGACGCATTTACCCCACGTATAGTGATCGCCCGCAGTGGTGGTGCTTCAGCTGTCACGATATCGTCCTCATCGATGGGGAGCGCTGTGTCACCTGCGAGGCCACCGATGTCGTCGAGTTTTGTCATGTGGTCGAGCCGGTTGAGCCCGCCCGCCCCTGGCCCGTCGTCATGGTCCTCGATCCCCATCCGCGCAAGCCACACTGTCTCGCGTGGTTCGCCATTGATCCGAGCGATGATGTCTGGCAAGTCGCCGAGCTGGAAGTCGATGGGAGTCCCGTGGAGGTGAAGGTCGCGGTCGATCAGCTCGAAACCCGCTACGGCTTGAATGTCTGCTATCGGTTGATTGATCCGAACATGGCCGAGAGCCCCTCGCATGCTGGGGGGCGTCGTGGCGTCACCGTGCGCGACGAATTTGACGCCGTGGGCTTGCGCTGTGACCTCGCGGATGATAATCGCCATACGGCGCGCTATCGCGTGCGGGAACTGCTGCAGCCCGATCCCCGCACCAGAGCCCCGCGCTTCCATGTGTTTTCCCGGTGTGCACGCACGAATTATCAGATGCAGCGCTACGTATGGGATGAATGGACGCGGTATTCGAGCGATAAACGCGATCCGAAACCGATGCCACGCGAAAAACATGACGACTTTCCCGCCTTGATTCAGTATCTGGCCAATGCGAGTCCAACCTTTTATGGGCTGCAACGTCGCGGCGCGGTCGTCCGCGTCCGCTCCAGTGGCTCATGAGCCACGGAGCCTCCGATGGTCAAGCCTTGGCAGTACCACGACACCGGTTCTGGAGTTGTATACGACCGTCCGAGGCAACGAGAGAGGCTATTATTTTCGGACCGACGATGGACGTTTCGATGGACCAAGTACGGACAGGACGATCAAGATGTCTCTTGGGTTGTCTCATGGGAGGTGAGGATCCCCATGTTTGAGGGGCTTGAAACAAGAGGGCTCGGTGGCGGAAGCCCCGAGCCTCGGGGCCATATACAAGGGTTGCAAAGGCTTGTGCGCCAGCGCTTCAGGGCGTCCGCCAACAGTTTTCGGCAAGGCTTTCGATACTTGGGTGAGACCTTCACGTTCTCTCGATTGCTCTTGCGACGAGTCCTCGGATCGCATTGGCGCCGGCTGTTTCCGGCCCAGGCTCGTGAAGGACCAAGATGAAGCTTCTAACAACGTATCGATGCCGATCCCTACTGCGTAGATTTTTCCTGCGACTTCAGCGTAATCACAAATGAAGGCGAAATCGATGTCCATGGGGGCGCCTCCGTTGTCTGAAGGCTAATGATCGGTTCATGAGCAATCATCGCGGGAGACCTTAGTGAGATTTCGATTTTCGCCTTCCGCGGAAGGTCCTGAAGAATGTGCATTTTGGCGGCCATGGCTCTTCTCCTCTGACAGTTTCCCTCTGCCACGATGGAGGCTCTATTTGTGATGGTAGTCTTCCTTCTGTCTGCTGTCAATGAAAATGAGGGGGGGCTAACGCTGGCCTTCAGTGGCGCGGCGTTGTGTGCCGCGTCCACTGCAAGGCGTTGTTAGACCAAAATCTATCATTAGGAGGAAGATAGATGTGTGTCGAGTCACGTCAGTTGCCAGAATCCTATGTAAAAAATTGTCTCTTGCATCCGAGGCCGGGGGAATTATACCTCTTTCATGTAGAACAGGATGGACTCACATTGGCGCATCTGGATGCGTACGCTATTATCCCCCTAGAAGAATTTGAGAGAATTACTGGAGAAAAGGTCCCACGGTATGGTGATACTGTTCAATCACCTATTGCAACAAGGAAAATTTGATTATTATCTTCTTGCACAAAACGTTTCCCTGTTTCTGGGCATGTCATAATATTATGGTTGAGCGTGGCAACTTTTGGCGGAAGCGCCTTACCTGCATAGGTATTGCCGATGCTCTCCCGTTCGGCTGGACCATCATCTAGCGTAACAGTGATGGGCATAGGGTGGACTTGGCTACACTCGTTGCAAAAAACATGAATGGAATATCGTGCCATAGATGAGCCCCTTTCTGTAGGTGTAAATTGGGAGGTCTAACGCCTGGGGTCAGCGGCGCCCGCTGTTGGGCGTCCGCTGCACCCACTGGTTAGGCCATACCGAAAAGAAAGAGAGGGAAAATCGCACTTTATAATTTCCTCTTTGCTCTTGACTCTCGGAAGTCTATATTCAGGCCGCGGCTTCATCGAGTTCCTACTCCTATCGTGACCTGAAGGAGGACAAAGACATGTCCGAGAATACTCTCTATTGTGGGGATAACCTTGATATTATCGCGCGGTATATGAGGCCAGAATCCATTGACTTGATCTATATTGATCCGCCATTTTTTAGTAGCCGCCAATATGAGGTGATCTTCGGGGATGCCCAAGAACGTCGGGCGTTTGAAGATCGGTGGAAAGGTGAACGCTATCATTATCTTGAATGGCTGTCTGCCCGTGTTGCCAAAATGCGCGAGTTGTTGAGACCCACAGGGAGTATCTATGTCCACCTCGATTGGCATGTGGTCCATTATATGAAAGTCGAAATGGATCGTATCTTCGGCAATGATTGTTTTCGCAATGAGATTGTTTGGTGCTATCGCCGGTGGAGCGCGGCGGCTAAGCAGTTTCAGCGGCTTCATGATACGATTCTCTTTTACAGTCGTTCCTCGCAAGGCATGAATACCTTTCATGTTCTGCATGAACCATATACAGAGGGGACCCTACGGCGGTGGAAAGGAATCAAGCGTCACACAACGATTGGCCCTGACAAGACCCTGATTCAGGTCGAGGATACTGTAGGTGTTAAAGGCGCGAACATGGGAGATGTTTGGCCAATTTCTATTCTGAACGCCAATGCGAAGGAACGCTTAGGCTACCCGACACAAAAACCTGAAGCCTTGTTGCAACGGATGATTCAAGCCTCTACCGACCAAGATGCTCTTGTCGCTGATTTCTTTTGTGGCTGTGGGACGGCATTGGCGGTTGCCCAAAAGCTGGGCCGCCGCTGGATTGGCTGTGATGTGTCCCCGACGGCGCTGCGGATCGTCAAAGAGCGCTTGGAGCGTGCAGGGGCTCATAAGGTCGCTATGGTGAATTACCCGAGATCCGAAGGAGAGCTGCGTCTCATGAAACCCTTTGAATTCCAGAATTATGTGATCAATTTTGTGCAAGGTGTCCAATCCCCTCGGTTCTCTGGTGATTTTGGAATCGATGGCTATACGCTCTTTCACCGATTCCCTATCCAAGTCAAGCAACAGGATCACGTGGGCAGACCAGAGGTCCAAAAGTTTGACTCGGCCATCCGACGAGAGCATAAGACCAAGGGCTATATGCTGGGTCTTGGATTCACCCGTCCGGCATATGACGAAGCCGCCCGCATTAAGATGGACAAGGGACCGGAGATCGTCATGCACAAAATCCAGGAGCTTATCGCTGCAGGAGAACCCGTAGAAATCCTGTAGCAGCTCTATTCAGTTTGTGGCCTAACGCCCCAACTGAGCGGCGCGGTCCCCCGCGTCCGCTCCAGTGCCTGGTTAGAGGGAAGGAAAAGAAGATGGATGATAACCTTTTCTACGCACTGCTAGCGAGCACGTTAACTGCGATGATAGTGTCTCTTCTGTGGCCGTCTACCAGACATACGCGACAATCGCTAGAAGACAAGCGACAAGCAAGCTTGCGAAAACTCCTATGGCGATTCGTCCTCCGAGCGTGTCGTACCAGATTTTCTTAAGTTGCGAAGTCTAACGCTTCGCCCAACGCTTTCAAGGAGTTCACATGCAAGCCGAGGAATTTTTCTTGGTCGATGAGGTAGCTATGCTTCGATTCATGTCCATGTGCCATGAAAGCTACACGCCTGATCTTTGGGAAGGCTTTGAGAAGACATGCCGGCTTCTGATTTCAATTCGTCCAGGATTGCGAGACGATGCATTTGAGCGAATTGAAAGATATTTGCATGGATCACCGCAGCCACGTCAGGTTTTTGATTCGTAATTGGGCTTGTAAGGAATAGAGTGCGATGGCAGATGAGAGTGTTCCATTCGATGACATCCTCGGTGAAACAGTGGCACCAGAGGACATCCCACGTGAAGCGCCCCGGCGCCGAAAACGGAGCCTGAAACTCGATAAAAACGAGGTGGTGACGACGGTGCTGGCCCTCATCGACCAGGACCTCAACGAGCGGCAAGAGTGGATGAATCGGCGCATGGAGCGCTATGCCAAGCTGCGCGGCTGGTTGCCCGAGATAGAAGACGACACCAGTCATGTCTGGCTGCCGATTATGCTTGAGGCCTCGCTACGGATGAAATCGACCCTGCATAATGCCATTTTGGGGATGCGCCCGACGATGCAGGCAAAAGCATTTCAGCGGCGCAATGCTGACAAAGAGCAGCGGATTGATCAGCTCCTCGACTGGCAGGTCTATACCGAGGCGCGCGGTGAAGAAGCCTTTGATGCCATCGTCAACAACTTTGTCGATGACGGCACTTTCTTTGCCTTCGTCCCGTGGGTTCATGATGTGCAAACCATCCATGACGTGCGGGTGACTCCCCCATTAGATCCACAAGCGGATCTGATCGTGCAGTTCATGGAACGGCTACGGGTCGTGCTGCCGGAGTTAGAAAATGCCATGTTGCCGAGCCAGGACAGCACGGGCTGGAGTTGGGACGTGCAGTTCCGCGACGAACGCGGCGAGCGGCAGGAGGGGCGGATCGAATTTTACGAGCGGGAGGATGACTTCCGCATCGAGGCCCACATCGAATGGCGGGCCGTGACGCATGACGGGCCGGCGATTATCGTCGATGACCTCGAACACATCATTGCCCCACGCCGTTCCGAGAATCTGCAACCGCCCAGCTCCGCCAATCCGCACGGGGCGCTCTATGTCGCCCGCTTGGGCCGCGCCACGCTGGACGACATCCGACGGCGCTGGAAGGATGGCACGTATGATCTCATGGATGAGGACGATTGGGAGGCCATCGTGGCAGCCCGACCGGGGGAGGACCAGGGGCAGCCGGAGGACCAACTAAACGCCCAAAAAGATGAGGCGGAAGGTATTGAGCGAGGGTTCGGGGCGCTGGACGATCCGCATCGGCAGACTGTCGAATGGTATGGGCGCTGGGATGTCAACGGCGATGGCCTGGACGAGGATGTGATTTTTTGGATTGTGCGCGATGCCAAACGCCTCGTTCGCGCCCGCTATCTCACCGAAGTCTACCCCGGCTTACCGCCGCGCCGGCCGATTGCCGAGGGGCGCTTCATCACCGTGCCGAACCGTCTCTATGGCATTGGCCTGCCAGAGATCCTCGAAGCGATCCAGGTCATCTCGGAAATTGTCATGAATCAGGGGATTGATGCGGGGTTCCTGCGCAATACCCCATTTGGCTTCTATCGCGCCTCGTCTGGGCTGAAACAGGAGACGATCCGCTATCGGGCGGGCGAGTTGCTTCCCGTCGATGACCCGCAGCGCGATGTCTACTTTCCGCCGACGCAGCAGAGCTCAGGGTCCTGGAATTTTCAAATGCTCCAAATCCTCCACCAATACGCCGAGCGCTTGCCCACGATCTCTGATGTGCAATTAGGCCGCATCCCAACGGGGAAAGCGTCGGCCCTGCGCACGATAGGGACGACCATGGCGCTCTTGGGGCAGGCGGATATCCGCAATGAGCAAATGCTGCGGCGCCTCTTTCGGGGCCTCGCCCAAATTTACGAGTTGATTTACCGGCTGAATCAGCGCTACTTGACAGGCCGCAAAGAGATCCGTATCATCGGCGTGCCAGAGCCAGGGCAAGATGTCTATGGCGAGATCAACCCCGAAGAGGTCCAGGCCGATGTGGATTTTGATTTCCGGGCGACGATGCTGAACACGAATCGTCAAATGTTAGGCGAATCGCTCCAAGAGGTCGTGCGGGTGATGTTGAGCCCGATGGCGGTGCAGTTTGGCCTCATCGACCCCGAACATGCCTATCGGCTCATGCACGACTATATCCAAGCGCATGACTTGGACGGTGATCGCTATGTGCCTCGGCCGCCGGCGACCGTCACTGGGCAAAAGATCCTCGCGGAAGAGGCGATTAGCCAATTGGTTATGGGGGTGCGGGTGGACGGGATGCCGCTGGAAGCGGCCACCGAGCACCTGCAAAAAGTCCTCGCGTTCCAGCAGCATGAGCGCTTCGCCTTATTGGATACCCCGCAGAAACAGCAGCGCTATCAGGAATACGTCCAA